GTTTTAAAGTCGATGATAGCTAACTCGCCCTTATACTTTGCAATACAGTCCACTCGTCCTGCTAATTGCATGACGTTAGACCACAAAGGAAGCTCAAGGGCATGGATATCATCAACATGCATGCGCAAGACCCTTTCGATCTGGCGATACATGAACTTATACTCACCGGCATGCTCCGGCTTAGGATCGTTCTTGAGAAGATGTTCTAGTGCTAAGTGCACACCGGTCCCACGATTAGCACAACGCTCTGATTCTGCGTTAGCAGCATCGATTCCGCCTAATTTTTCGGCCCATCTTTCAAACCAACTATCATCTTCCTCAAGAGAACTAAGGAAGGTTGTTACAGAATGATATTTGTTTCCGTCTGGGGTATGATAGAATCGTCCTTCCGGAGTATCTTCATTCCAGCAATTATGTTCCAACAAAAAACACTGCCTGAACTTCTTATCGGCAGTGTTTTTCTTTTGCTTTAGTAGGTCAAATGATGGCATCAGTCTTCAAGATACCGAATGCTAAAATAGCGACCTTGTTTGTGAAAGTAGTATTTACCACTCAATACTCCCTTCACCATGAATGGAATAATCCGTTCGAACTCTCCTTGAGACATATAGAAACGCCTTCCGTGTTCATCTTCGAAAATGGTAACATTCGAAGAATATTTTTCAATATTCTTGAATATTAGATTTCCTTCATAGGCTCGATTACAATCCACATATTCGGTATCGGGCATTCTATAATCAGAATGCTGCATATTGCCATACTGGTCGAATGGCACCAGGATGGTCTTAATCTTATTGGATGCCATTGCGACGCTCCCGAATAATAGTCATGACTTCATCAAAGTGATACGGTGCCATATCCGCTTCCTTGCGAGTATCGATACCGATATCCATACGATTTTTGATGATCCGACATTCGTGATGCTCATCTCCGTGGATATGGCCATGAAGATGGATGGTATCACGATGCATCTGATCCCAGCTTTCAATGGGATAATGCATCAATACGATACGCTGATCAGCAATCCTAATAGTATCATAAATCTTCATACTCTCAAAATAACCATTGAGTCTTGATGACTGAATCTGCTTGTCATGATTACCAAGAGTGATGCGGATATTACCATTAAGGCGCTGCAGAACTCGTTCAGTCTGTTCAGTGCTGCCAAAACTAAAGTCTCCAGTATGATACACCGTATCTTGAGGCTTGACTCGCTTATTCCAAGCCTCAATCATCAACTCAGTCATTTCCTTCTCGTCTGCCCCATTTCTGGTTGTTGGACAGAACTTCAGGATGTTTTTGTGATAGAAATGCGTATCACTAGTAAACCAAATATCATTCATTATTGTTCTCTTTCAAATATTCTCGGATGATCCCGATACGTGTTTGTTCATCTGCGGTCAAGAATTGTTGTTTATTATCAAACAGATAGTCCAGCAAAGGATAGAACTCTTCATCAAATCTCTGGCGAGCAGACAAGCTATTCTCAGATAGTACCCCTTCCAGCAACTTCTTCTCGCCTGCGCGAGCTAGGAACTTAGTTGTCAGATAATATGGAGATTTGATTTTTAAAGCCGTTCCTGAAACATTACCATATACCATATATCCTTCATGGTCACACTTGTTGGCCATATTCACCGCATTAGAGAAGCGAACATTGAACATAGTCTCAGGACGCTTACATCCCAAATGGTAAGACAGAAGATTTAGTTCATACTCATTCAGTTGTCTACCCTGAGGCATACAACCAATTAGCCATGCTCCTTCCTGTTCTGGAATGATGTGAGGATCAGATGGATCACAAATTTCAAAGATATATGAACATGGTTGTCCATTCTTAAATTTGTCTTCATACTGCTTTACATGCTTCTCGATCAGATCGACAAAATCGCTGTCCAGACTGCCTGTTGTGGAGTAGATGATTTTATCCGTAATTCCTGGCGCATAGGTAGCTACACCCATGAATCCATTCACCTTGCGAACAACAGTGCACAATTCATCCCTATCAATTGTGGTTCCATTTTCTTGATAGTTGAATACCTTTGTGAAAGGTTTGATAATTACGTTATAGTTCTCATCCACCACAAGTCCTCGACATTCCTTCAGCAGAGGATTCAGATGCCAAAGATTATCATAGAAAACCTTGCGGTCATACTTAAGAACAAACAACCCAGGATATCGCTTAGATTCGCGACGTTGAACCAGCTTTGGGTTATTCTCCACAAACTCTTTCAATTCACTCGGAATAATGAGCACGCAGCTTCTCCATAAAGACGTCATGAGATTCCATCTTGTTATACATACGCTCCATCACTTCTTTAGGAACATTGTGAATGCTGCCATAATTGGTATCCTTATCCTTAGAGTACACAATGATATGCATACCCATATCCTTAGCGAATTCCACATAATTCTTGACTTCTGAATATACCAAGTTAGTGTTAGATTGAATAACACTAAGGCCATTAGCCATAAAGGCTTCTGCAGTTTGGAGACACCAGCGATGAGCACGACTCAATTCTTCAAACACAAAGTTATAGGTGCGACCAGGGTTCCGATACCAGTACATATCGGTCTCAAGGTGGATAGCACCTTTGCCATTAAAAATAAGCTGTTTGGCAAGAGTAGTTTTACCAGAGCCAGGAAGACCTCGAATGAGGATCAAAGATTGACTATTAGTATTACCACTGATGTAATCGAATTCGTATCCCAACGCTTTATTTGTCATTTACAATATGTCCTTTTCTGCTTCTTGCGTTTGTTAGCCTTGCGCCTAGTTTTACTGGCCAGTTCAGATGCTACTATTTTATTGAAATACTCGCGACAACTCTGGAAAATCTGATGCCAATCATCCTCTGAAAGTTGTGGTCTTTCAGCAAAATGAGCATATTCTACAAGCATATTCATTAATTTATTTTCCGCAACAAGGACATTTACGCCCATCTAAGATAAAACCTCGTCTTGCGTGAAGTGGAGTTTCACGCATATATTTGAGGGCTGCATCATAATCCCCCTCAAATATAGTAAGAATCTTCTTACAGTCCATCATTGTTTCGTTAGTCTCAGTTCGGAGACGATCGACGATAGTAGCCGTGATTGGAACAATGAACCGCATTACAGCCCCAGCATCATCTTGCGATAATCGATAGCATTTTTGATATCGAAACCGCGTTGTCTTAATTGGCCCTTAGCATCCTCAAGAAACTTGACTACTCGCTCGCATTCCTTGACGTGGTCTCTAAGTTCACTAACCAAAGGATCAATATTCATATAGCTAGGAATATCAGTCTTAAGAATAGCCTCAGTTAGTGGTTCTTTCTTATATTCCTCAGATGTGGCTTTTCCTGCGTAGTATCGATGCCGCTTGTGCTCTAGTTTGTTGAGAGCGTTGTACAGTTCTGACAATCGTCTTGATTTTTGTACATACATTCGATTGAGGTTGGTGAAGATTTTCGGGTTACGGATGGCTTCCCCGTCCAAATCATCAGGGTTGATGCTAAGAAGGCGATCAACTTCTGTTTCAATTTCTTCATATGTTGCTTCCTTGTAATTCATTCCTTATCCTTCAGTTTCACTTGGGCGATGATACCTTTGACGCGACTCAACAGTTGAAACGTCGCCACCTTATATTCATCATGCGCCGGAGAAAAGGCGTCTGCATAGACGGTTTTAAGCTTCAAATCCTTGAATGCATCCAAGATCAGCTCATCCACCGTCTTTTCCATCTTCTCCCGCTCGTTCGATTCTTTAGCGGCAAAAGATAACACATTAGATTCGCGCTGAGATTCGATTCGGTTTTGAATGAAGCTTAGACCAAAGTTGGTGATGCGAGGCACATTGGATTTACGACCGGAGCCATCACCAACATCCTTGAGTTGGCCATATCCTTGCTTCTTGAACCAATCCTTCAGATAAAGATTGTTATTTGATGCATACCGATCTGCATAACCCTCAGCAACTAGCCAATCATTTAGCTCCTTGGTTTTCATTCCCACCAACTGTGCGACCTCGCTAAGAGAATAGACCACATTGGGGCGCACTTTGACAGTCGCCTTGGTTGCTACTGGCGCTTCCTTCTGAATCCGATCCAGAGCCTCACAGATAGCATTCTGGTCTGCGATATATTGGTTCTGCAAATTCTTGGCCCATTCTGCGACCAGAATCATATGAGGCGTCTTTGTAGCATCCTTAGCTACCTTGCTCAATGATTTGACAGTCAGGTAAATACCGTCTTCCAACAGCACTTCTCGTTTCTTGCCCTGCGTATGGTAGCGCAAAGAGCTAGCCTTGGCGAATCCTGCTGCTTCAGCAATGTCAATCAGATTAAACAATAGCTTGGTGTCGTCGTAAGCAACACGAACCTTAACGCCACGAATAGAGGTAGCTTCGAATCGATGCATCTTGTAACTCCAGGTTTATACAATGGAAAGCCGTATTATACGCTACTAGTATGTATCAGTAAAATTTCAGCTATGAATAAAAATGCCTCCGATTTCTCGGAGGCTTTGAGCTATAAGTTGTTCACCAAATGCTCCAAACTTTCTTTTACACGATTGTAGTCTTCTGGGCTCAATGGTAGCCATATTGGACCCGTCATGTAATTTTCTGGTTTTCTTTCATAGAACCACTTCAAATTATTGCCTGATAAGCTATAGCTAATCTTACCGTGTTTATCAAATATGACGTAGACTCCCTGTCCAGGCAAACCGACATGCATAGGATGGGTATATCTGTCTTGAATAACAAGACTATCTCTGGGTATGAACTGACTCATTTGCTTCCTCCTAGTTAATTCTGTTTTCCCTCGGGATGGTGGGATTTTAGGCAAAAGATGGCCCAGGGATAAGGGCTCAGAATCATCATTAGATTCCTACCTTACCTCTGAACCATTTTCCTTACGCCTCTCGTAAACGGAGCCGACATCAGGCTGGGGATTGTGTTGATCCTCCCCAGTAGTCATACCCTCTTACGCTGCAATATCAACATCGCAGTCGAGCGCCCAGGGTTACACCGGTCCCTCACATACGGACCTAGATTGCGGGCAGCGGCTCGCTCGAAACACAGTAGCCGCAATGGTAAACACGCGTGCTGCCGTCTGAATACCGACCACGCGTGTAGAAATACTTAGGTGGCGACTATACGCCCTTTCCATAGTCAAGTCTACCAGCCTAAGTAATTTTACTATGAACTTTTATATGATTTCAGAATGACTAGAGAAACCCGTAAGGCTATGAAAGCCATTAAGCAACGTGTTGTGGATTTCTTCTTCATTTATTTCGACTCTAAGACATCCAGGACCATTGATCGACATCCTGAGATTGCGGTTTCTATGATCCGCGAGGCTATCGCTGATGGAATTCCAACAAGATCGCGTTTAACCATCTACTCAGCTGCCCTACGCGATGCGCTGGAGTATCAGCGCCTAGTCCTAGCCGACGACGCGAAAGCAGCCGTATGACTCATTAAACCACGCTACAACTCACGGAGGAATTATGGCAGATATCGCCATTGAGCGTGTTAATGCCAGTTTCATCCGTATATACACGGAAGATGCGGGCATCAGACAAGACATCGATGATCACTTCACTTATGATGAACCAGGATTCGTTAAGAATCGTTGGACAAAGTGGAATGGTCAAGTAAGACTATTGAAGCGCAGAGGGAATACCCTACCATATGGGTGTCTTCAAATGTTGCTGGACTTAGCCAAACATAGAGGCTGGTCTTTTGAACTAGATACGGCTTTTAAAAATGACATATCGACGGTCACGAGGGAAGCATTGGCTTCCTGGGTTAGTACCCTTAACATACATACTGGTGGGATGGCTATTGATCCATACGACTATCAGATGGAGTCCCTGTACCTAGGAGTCAAGTATAACCGAATGGTTGTATTGGCCGCCACATCTGCCGGTAAGTCTCTGATTGCGTATATGCTGACTCGGTATTATGAAATGTTGAGTAATGAGGATGGAAAGAAGATTTTGATTCTTGTTCCTTCTCAGATGCTGGTTGATCAGATGTATGCAGACTTTCAGGACTACTCAAGCCATAATGGTTGGAAAGTACATGAGAATGTCCACACCATTATGGAAGGTCGCCCAAAGAATGCCAATAAGATGGTCTACATCTCAACCTGGCAGTCTATCTTTGAGGAAGATGAGGAATACTTTAAGCAGTTCGGTAGAATCATCAACGATGAGACGCATCTGGCTTCTGGTAAGTCTATCACAACCATCATGAACCATTGCACCAACGCCTATCAAAGGGTTGGTATGACAGGTACATTGAAGGCAGAAAAGATTCATCCTATTCTTGTTATGAGCCTATTCGGTCCTATCCGACGGGTTGTGACGACAAAGCAGTTGATAGATGCGGGTAGAGCCACTGAGGTGAACATTAAGATGTTCCAGTTGAATTATGATCTGGAAGAATCTAATTATGTCCACAAATGTAACTATCAGAAAGAAATTGAGTTTCTGATTGGGCATGAATATAGAAACCAGATCATTGCTAAGTTAGCCGCTTCGGTAAAAGGCAATACGCTTGTGATGTTTGATAGATTAGAACATATTGAACACGTGGAGCGAATACTTAAGACTATTGATCATAAGAAGTCGGTTTACACAATCACCGGAGCAGTAGATAGAGACGAACGTGCCGCCATCAAGGCTATAGCTGAGAAAGAAGATGGTGTAATCGTGCTAGGCACAGCCGGGTGTGTATCGACTGGGCTATCTATCCGAAAGCTAAGAAATCTGATTTTCGCTCATCCTAGCAAGTCTATTATTAAGATTCTACAGGCTATTGGGCGTATTCTTAGATTACATGATGAGAAAGGTGATTCTAATGTATATGATATGGTGGATAACCTATCGTATGATGGAAAGCCCAATTATGCATTAAAGCATGCATTGGAAAGATGGGGAATCTATAAGGAATCTGAATTTCCTGTGGATTTCAAAACCATTAAGATGAAGCCACATGCTTCTTTATTTGACAAATAAAAAAGCCTCCGGATATCCGGAGGCTTTTTGTTTTAATGATAAAGAATCATAACCCTAATTCCATCTGGCCCTTCTGTTTCTTTAATCTCTCGGCTTGTTCGTCTAGATCGCGCTGAATGAACAGTAGTTTGACATCTAACTGCCAAGGAGTCATATTCATGATCTCCGTCAGATTCATATTATGGTCACGAACTAGCACGTGTTGAACCTCTAGACGGTCAATCAGCGTGCCGCCAATGATTATTGAAAAACCTCTTGAATAGAGTTGAATTCGATCTTATGAACATGACCGCACTTACTACAAGTCAGTTCTTTCTTGTAGTTGAGATGTGGCATGGTTGAAAAGAACTTATCAAATACCTCTTTCTTCTGCATCAAAGTTAATTGGTTCCAGAATTCCTTCAACTGATCGCGCGTATATTCGTCTGCCTTATATACATTCTCGGCATCAAAGATAGAATCGATACAACTAATGATAGTTTCGATCTCATCGCTCGTGTCTGTATCTGAATTCTCAAATAGAGAAATGCTAGGATACCTGAACTTAATACCAATAGGATCGGCAATGGTAATTACATTGGTATGACCTTCTTCCTCAATAATTTTAAAGTCTCGGGTATCGATCTGGATGGGCATAATATTGTTGCAGGTCTCATAATTATGCTCATTGGTACATTGGTATTGTTGATCGATGATTTCACCGATGGAGTTCTGTCTCAACCGAAGGAAAATTTCTTCCAGAACGAATAGTGGAATATCATCCACTTCAAAACCGGGGGACTGATTACATGCTTGTACGACTTGCTTGATTGCCTGCATCTTCTCGCGGTCATCAGTGCCATCTTTGACTTGAATGAGAATATCTTCAAGACCTACTGTAAAGGGCGTTAGAGTTACCTTGCCTTTAGGAAGATACTTATTCTTAACGTCAAACGTTTTCTTAGGGATAATCGGTAGGGAATTCATAGTGTCTTCAGTTATCTGTATATGATTACTTAGGCTATCGACTAGACTGTTTCCATAGTATGGGATAAACTTTTAACCTTCTGCGCCGGGTATGTTTTACTAAATACTCGGCTAGCACCAATTCTAAAACGTTTCAAGGTAAGAAGATGAAATGATTATTACAACGACTCCTAAAATCAAAACTCCAACAGAGTCATACACAAATAAGGATTACCCAGAAGCCATTGATTTTGCCGCCAAGCAAAATAGTGTTTTCTGGTTGCATGACGAAGTAAAAGTTGAGAAGGATAAACAAGACCTTCTAGTTAATATGACTCCGGCTGAAAAACACGGGGTCATTTCTGTTTCTAAGCTGTTTACTAAGTACGAACTATTTATTGGCGAAGAATACTGGGGGGATGTTATCGCCAAGAGATATCCAAGACCTGAGATTGCGCGTATGGCTAGTGCCTTCGCATTCTTTGAGCTAAATGTTCACGCTCCATTCTATGCTAAGTTGAATGAAGAACTGGGCATTGCAACAGATGAATTCTATACTTCATATGTAAACGATCCGATTCTTGCTGATCGGATGCGTTTCATTGAAGATATGTTAGCAAGTGATGATGAGCTTCTATCACTTGCTGCATTCACAATGATTGAGGGTGCGGTTCTTTATTCCTCATTCGCCTTTCTGAAGCATTTCCAAAGCAATGGTAAAAACAAGGTTATGAACCTTGTGAGAGGTATTAACTTCTCTGTTAGAGATGAAAATCTACATTCAGTAGCAGGTGCATGGCTATTCCGCACGGTTAGAGATGAACTAAAGCTGACTGAAGAACAATTAGATACACTGAAGAGAAAGATTCTTGATTGTGCAATGACCGTGTACCAACACGAGAAGCGCATCATTGAAATGATCTTTGAAGAAGGCGCTATTCCGGGTTGCGATAAGGATGATCTAAAGGCTTTCGTCAAGAAGCGTATTAATCTATGTCTGGGTGAGATTGAGATTGAACCTCTATTCCCAGAAATAGAGACAGAGAATACTATTGATGAGTGGTTCTATAAGTCTATCAATGATTTCCAATTCAATGACTTCTTCAGTGGAGTGGGTAATCAATATAATCGTAATTGGGAAAAGGCTGGATTTGTTTGGAAGGGTAATGCGCCATGAGTATTTATGAACAACTAAGTGAAGAGCGCAAGAAGCTGCAGGCGGATGGAAATCTACCAGAATGGTTCACGACTGGTGGTTATCAGATGTTTAAAGACCGATATCAGTATGATGCGGACACCCCTCGTGCTCAATATAAGAGAATTGCGGTCACTGCGGCAAAGCATACTAACAATCCAGAAACATGGGAAGCCAAGTTTTTTGAGCTTCTGTGGAAGGGTTGGTTGAGCCCATCCACACCGGTTCTGGCTAATATGGGCACCAACCGTGGTCTTCCTGTATCATGCTCTGGTCAATATATTCATGATTCTATCTATGGATTCAAGGCTGCCGAACTAGAAACTTGCGTTCTGACGCAAGAAGGTTTTGGTACGTCTGGGTATCTAGGTGATATTCGTCCTAGAGGTTCAAAGATTTCTCGTGGTGGAAAAGCAAGTGGCGTTCTTCCGGTTTACAAAGATTTCGTACAATCAATGCGAGACGTGGCTCAAGGGACTGCTCGCAGGGGTGCTTGGGCTGGATATATTGAACCAAGCCACGGGGATTTTTATGAGCTTGCCAACTTCATCAAGAATAATCCTGATGATGCTAATATCGGCTGGTGCATCAACGATGAATTCATACAAGGATTGGATGCAGGAGACGCAGATTATCTAGATCGTTATCAGACAATGATGGTCTTGAAGATGGTTACTGGTAAGGGCTATTTCTTCTTCCCAGACAAGGTAAATCGCCTGCGCCCTCAATCATACCTCAATCATGATCTGAAAGTAAAGGCAAGCAATCTTTGCTCTGAAATCTCGCTATTTAGCGATGATGAACATACTTTTACTTGCGTTCTAAGTTCAATGAATGCATCAAAATATGACGAGTGGAAAGACACAGACGCCGCCTATACTGCAACAGTTTTCCTTGATTGCGTATGTGCAGAATTCCTTGAGAAGGCGCGTAATATTCGCGGTCTTGAAAACGCCGTTAGATTCACTGAGAAGGGTCGCGCGCTAGGTCTAGGAGTTGCTGGATTCCACACCTATCTACAATCGCATAACATGCCCTTCGATAGTTATGAGGCAGTTCAGTTCAATGATGAGTTGTTCAGCCATATTCGTAGTGAGGCGGAAAGAGCAACTGCGGATTTGGCTAAGGAATATGGAGAACCGGAATGGTGTAAGGGTCTGGGTCGTCGCAATACCCATCTAATGGCTATTGCCCCAACAAAGTCCACAGCCTTGATTATGGGTGGTATCTCTGAAGGCATTAACCCCGATCCTGCTATGACCTTCACACAACTTACAGCTGCTGGTGAAGTTGATCGCGCTAATCCTATCCTTCTGAATATCATGAAGGAACGTGGTGTGTATGATGATGAGCATATGAAGGAACTTGCGCTATCTCAAGGTTCTGTTCAGAATGTGGATTGGTTGAGCGATCATGAGAAGGAAGTGTTCAGAACTGCATTTGAGATTAACCAGAAGGCTATTATCCAGATGGCATCTGCTCGTCAAATGTATGTTGATCAAGGTCAATCTGTAAACCTATTCTTTGATGCTAATGAGAATGAAGGTTATATCTCTGAAATTCATGAGATCGCCTTTAAAGATCCATTCATCACAAGTCTATACTACAACTATAGTAAAGCGGGTATCACTGCAGCCAAGGGCGAATGCACAGCTTGCATGTAATCTAAATCATTAGGAGAGAACTAGCAGCCGCTAGTTCTCAACTCAACCGTAATAAGCAATGATTGAAACTTCTAATATCGATCACAAGATTAATCAGCTGAAAGAATCATTCAAGAAAATCGACCCAAAAGAAGAATTGGTTGTCGAGGTTAATGATGATGGTAGTAAGCTAGTATATGGTCCTTTCCCGTCATTTTTGATTCTAGTGACTGAACTTGGCCCTATGCGTGCCCTGGTTCATGTGAATGCTGATGCACCCAATTTAATTCATATCTTCCAACATTTCTTTAGCGAGCTGACTATTGAATTTGATGGTCCATTCGCAGTTGATGGAGAAACCGGTCAACTGATCGTGGGCCCTGATGCATACAAGAAGAAGGAAGATAACATTCTCATGTTTGCTCAAGATATCATTCAGCGCCGTAGGGCAACAGAGCAAGAAGGTATTGTGGTTCCTGATAAGAAGATCATTATTGCGCAGTAAGGAATCATATGCTAACGTTATATTCAAAAGATAATTGCCCCCAATGTATTCAGCTAGAAAGTCTGTTGAAGGTAAAGGGTAAAGAATATCAAGTCAAAAAGTTGGACAAGGATTATACCCGCGAAGACCTAGAAAACATCTTTGCCGGTAAGCCCATTCCTCGTTCGTTCCCTATGCTATTCAATGGAACTGAATTTGTTGGTACATTGAATGAGGCAAAACTCGCTATCGCTACTGGCAAGCTATGAGTCTACTAAAATATAAAATGACTTGTTCTAGCGAGGATTGTGGAAAGATTGCAATCATCCTAGTCGATCCGGATGAAACCCAGGCTCCTAATATCTGTCCGTTTTGCGGGGCAGAATCTGCGGAGGATGTTGGAGACACAACAGAATAATCAAACCGGCTAAGTTAATATATACCCAATCGGAGAATATATGATCCTAGCCGGAATTGATTACAGCTATACCAGTCCTGCTATCTGTGTATATGACACAGATACAGAACTAAAGTTTGATAACTTGAAGTTCTATAATATGAACGACAAGAAGAAAATGCAGGGAGTTTATGGCGATGTGCATAATATCGCCATCACTAACTTTCCTGCATACCTGACGCAAGAAGAAAGATTCAGAAATATTTGTTATTGGGCAAGCAACATCTTAAAATATGGCCAGGTTGATGAAGTTTGTATCGAAGGATATAGCTTTGGTGCAAGTTCTGGTTTGGTGTTTAATATTGCTGAAAATGCAAGTCTGATTAAACAGTATATGGATTTGGCTGGCATCCCATTCACTACACCTACCCCATCGCAGGTTAAAAAGAACCTCAGTGGTAAAGGTAATTCAAAGAAAGATGCGATGGTTGCTGCCTTCCACCAAGAATTTCCTAACCACAAATTGCATGAAATTTTGGGTGTTAAGGAAATGACTAAGCCTATAGATGATATTGTAGATTCATATGCTGTGCTTAAGTGTCACAGTTATTTCAGTAAGGAAACAAAATGAGCGGAGCAACATCTGCATTTCTAAATGGATATCTTGCTGATGTCCAGACTAGTCAAGGACGTAAGCGCGACCTTGAACTAAGCGAACTACTTGATCTATGCGCAAAGCCTGAAAGCCAAGAAGAAAGAATCGCAACAGTTCAACGTCTAGGTGCGATGTATCCTGAGTTGAAGTATTTTCTGATTGTGGCTTACTTCTGTAAGAACGCTTTTAGTGAATTGAATTCTTTGGGTCCAATCGACTATAAACCCGCTTCGGTTCCGAAGGGAGGGAGCGTTGAGACCTTGAAGAGTATGTGGGAACAAGTCACGCGACTTTATGACTCATTCCCTTCAGGCCCAAAGATTAAGCGCGGTATTGCTTATCAACTGCTATCATCTCTACATGAAGATGAAGCTGAGTTGATCCAACAAATCATTCAGGGTAAATACTATAGGAAGGAACTCAACGAGATTGTAGTTCAACGGGCCTTCCCGAAGGAAACCCCTCAGGACCCAAAAGTCTAAAGCCAGTGTTCAGAACTAGACATTTTGAATTTTGGAGAAGAGTTAAAATGAAACTCTTCCGGTGATCACTGGCTTCATATAAAATTTTCATAGCAACAGAGGAAATGAAAGTTTCCTCTGTTTTTCCATTTTCTGAAACTTTACTTTTCCATAGGAAGTAAGGTATAATTCCCTTTACTCTTTAACCTATACACATACCAGAGGAAATATAGCACCACCTTTAAAATAATTCATAAGGAGAATATATGCTTGCTCAGTTTAAAGCAATGATAGTATCAATGTTTATGGCCGTTAATATCGGAACTACCCAACCCGCTATAAACATTGACAAAGTTGATGATATCAAAGAAGTGGCTTGCCTATCACAAGCAGT